TCGGCATGATGTAACGGTCGGTGTACGAATTGCCGCTCGTTACCCGAATGTAGCAGTCGAGAATGACCACGATGTTCGGGTTCATGCTGTAGGTGGCGGCCGGATAGGTGCTAGAGACCGTCCCGCCAATGGACGAGCCAACTGTCGCGTTCGCGACCGATAGCGTCCCAGGGGCCGAATTAAGGACCGTGTAGACGCCATCGAAGGACGTCGTGCCCTGCAACGTGATGCTCGATCCAATGGTGTAGATCGGCGTGTTCAGGGTCGCATAAGTGACCGTCAAAGTCGTCCCATCGCTCACGCTCGCCAGAATGGTGGGCGATTGAGTCAGCGGAACCGATACCAGCTCGACCTGCCATAGGTTGACGCCCATAGCCGACCAGCGCCCAAGCAGCATGTTCGCCGCCATGCGGGCGCTTTCCATATGCTCTTGCAGCAGCGCCGTGGGACGGATGCCGCACATATTGAAGGCGTGCTGCGTCAGCGCACCCAGCGAAGGATTGAAAGAGTATGTCCCGCTGGTGGCCATGCGCGTTCCTTACAAGGTGCCGTCGTTCGCGATCAGGATGCCGCCGATATTGATGCTGACGACTGCCGAGGCCGCTGCGCTAGAGGCAATCTGGAAGCGCAGATCCGTGCCGGCAGAATACGAAAACGGGAAGTGCCGCTGGATTTCGTAGTTGGTGTTGAACGGCGTCTGCACAATGATTTTTTGAACGCCAGATGAAGTGTTAGTTACGGCGCGGTAGGTAGTATAGTTTGCAGAGTTTCCGTTGAACGAAGAATACGCACCATAGCGGTATCCGTAAAACGTGTATCCAGCGGGAACCGTATAAACGCCCATCTGCGACGTGCCGATGCTGGACGTGACGCCGTTGATCGTCGCCGTATTGATCTGAGCGTAAATAACAGTCGCGCCGCTGTTAGAAAGCGTCACAACGCCGGTTGGATTGGTGGCGCTGCCCACAGAAACGGAAATGTTATTGATACGGAAATACTGATTTACCGTAGGAACGGGGGTCGTGCTATTGAGGACGAGGCTTTCGCTAATAAGATTGTAATTGGCATCAAGGCCGACAATAAGAATGGTCGCCGTATCGCCTGCGTTATTGCTGACCAGATACATGGTAATAGCAGACGAAGGGAAAACATAGTCTGTCGTCGACATGTTTTCCCAAACCGTTCTGAACAACCCAATCGTAGCAGGCGTCGTACCGTAGCCGAAGATGTTCTGCGGGGCGTGCAGGGAAATCTGCCCTCGCGACACCTGAAGTTCAAATGGCTCATATCGCCCGACGCGAGTGATGGACTGATTTACAACGCCGGTTTGCTGGATCGTCGGCATGTTCACTTGCCTTTCTTTCTGGCCGCAGCGGCGTTATCGACTAAATTCGGGTAAGGCCGACCAGCCGCGCGCGCCATGGCCTTGGCAGATTGCTTCTGCCGCTTGTCCAAATGCTTTTCGCCCGCGTCTTTCGGGGCTTCCTTTTCCCAGAACGGGCGATCTTTTAGCATTTCACATCCCATTTCTTAAGCGCAAGATTGATGCGGCTGTTGGGATCGTGCGCAGTCTTGGCGGAAGTCAGCTTTTCCTTCATTCCGCACATGCGACTGCGAAAATTGTCGCGGCGCTTTGCCGCTTCAGGGCTATGCTCGGCCTGATGTTTGGACACAGGCGGCTTCAAATGATGTCCTTCGGCGCGGGCGGACTGTCGGCCCTTCTCATTCAAGCCGCCGGATTTTGACTGTCCTTCTCGTCGGGTCCAAGCTGCCGTCACGCCATCCCCCTAGGAAAACGGGGGCGTTTAAGCCCCCGTAATCTTTACCATTGCTACAAGAGCGGATCAATCCCGCCCCATGCTTTCCTTTTCAAGGTGACGCCCCTTGGCCGGGGTACCCTTGTTGGCGGTCGTGAACGGGTTGTTCTCCGCAGCGCCGCCCGTCGCGCGAGCCTTGCGGCCAGCGTGATGATGCGCCTTGTGCCCGTCAACGTGACCGACATGCTTCTTCTTGGCCTTGCCGCCGCGCTTGGCGTGCATCGCTTCGGCTTCCGAATCGATGTGCTTGGCGTTGGTGCGGGGTTCCGGCTTGCTGCGCAGATCCTCTTCGGCCTCGTCGTCGCCATGGTCCGCAGACTCGTGAGCCTTGGACGCATGTTCCTGATGCGCGCCGCCGCCGGTCGCCCGGTGATGACGCTTGTGCATCATGGAGTGACCCTTGACCGCGTGATGGATGTCCCCGCCATGAGCGTGGTGATGTGCCTTGTGACCCTTCATTTTAGGTCTCCTTACGAAGCGTTATTGATGCCCTGCACGTAGAACACCGTGAGAGTGCCCTTGAACGCGCCGGTAGCGTTGAACGTCACCGTGACTTGGATATCCGTCGTCCCGGTGTTGTCCCACAGGGCAATCTGCCCCGCAGTCGTCGGCAGCAGGCCGCTATTGATCTGACCAAGGGAAGCGACAGAGACGCCGCCATTGGTCAGAGCCGTAGCTCCGCCTGCAGTGGTGCCTACGCTGATCGTTCCGGCGCTCTGAACCGTCGTCACCATCATGTAAATGTCGGTGATCTGGCTTTGCGCAGGAATGACAATCTGCGAGGTGTAGGTCGTGGCAGAGGAATTGACGACATCGGACTGCACCATCTGGGCATATCCGACGTTCGCCGTGCCAATGTTGGTTTCCCCCAGACCGGCAAGAGTGCCGGTGCCGTCGGAATGAACAACACTTCCCGCCAAGAGGGGACCCGTAAACGTCACTCCGGGGTAAACCGGAGAGCCGTTCGGGTTAGGGTACTGACCGCCATTAACGTCCATAGGACATCTCCTTTCGGCTGACCCTTACGAGGTCGGGAACGAGCCCCAAATTGACCGCCAATTGTAGTAAGAAAACGAGTAGCGCTCATACGCTTTCACCAAGAGGTTATCGGTCACGAAATCGACCTGCATATCAACCTCAAACGGAATTCTCTCCATATAAGAGAGGCCGTCGATGTTAGTAAGCAGGAACCAAGCGTAGGAAGACGTGAGGTAATCGTCAACCATATAGCCTTCGGGCAAGCCGCCTGCCGTGCTAAGGATGGCGTTAACGTCATTATCTGCCGTACCCGGACGAAGTTCCGTCTTGGTAAGGCGGATCGCAACCGGCTCAAGAGCCGGGGGAACGATCAGCTTACGACCGCGCGCGAACACCTTCAGGCCAGCCTGATCGCGGAAGTTCGTGCGGATCGCGATCATCCCGTTCAGCAGAGTGGCCTCGTTGAGGTCGACCTGCGTAGACGGAGTGTTAGCAATCGTGCCGCCATCAATCGGATGGTTGCTAGCGCAGAGGGCCACGCCGTCGCCGCCGACCGACGAGTTGTAGGTCGCCGCCGTGTTCAAGACGTTCGCCGCGTAGATTTCCTTGGTCTGATGGAAGGACTCGATCAGGCCGAGGTTCGACGGATGGAACTGCGTCTTATACACGTTGTCGTCAATGGCCTTGCGAGTGATCGCATAGCCAAGGCCGATTTCCGTGTGTTCCTGGTTGTAGACGTAACGCTCACCCGCACCATTGTCGAAGGAGGTCTGGCCGCCTTCCGTCTTAAGCTGGGCAAGGCCCAGAAAACGGAGTTCAGCGGTGCGTTCCAGCGCCAACTTCGAGTCGTGCTTGGTGAAGATCTTGTCATACTGGCTCGGGATCATTTCGTACTTGCCGGTGATCCCGCGAAGGCCCGGAAGGAGCAGATCCTTGATTGAACTAAGATTAACAGCCATGGTTCGTTACTCCTTAGATGCCAGCGGTGTTACGGGGCATGGCGTTATTGAAGCCGACCACGATCTTGTTATAGGCCGTGGTGGGATCGTTGCCGTTAATGCCCGACAGAGCGCCGGCAACCCCGAGCGGGGCGTTGGCAAGGCTCTTGATACGGAAGGGCAAGTAGGCGTTCAGCGCCGGGAGCGACGAGTTGGCGATCAGCGAGTACTGATCCGCGAACATGGTCGAGAGGCCGTTAGCCGTGTTACCATTCGTCTCGCCAGTGGCCGTGTAGTCGTTCCAAGCGAACGAGATATTCTGGCCAATCGACGCAAGGCCCACCGCCGTAGCCGTGGTGTTGGTGTTCGCCGTCTGAACGATGAACTGAGCGTTCGGATCGGTGATGATATACGCCTCGACGTCGCCATTCGCGTCCGAGCCGGGCCAGTAGTTGCCCCACACGGTGCGCTTCTGGGAGGTCGAAAGGTAACGGCAACCGGCGAAAACGCCCGCGACCGGAACGATGACCGTGACCGTGCCCGACGCCGTAGACGTCTGGCTCGCCGCAAGGCCCGGAGCCGCGCAGGTAACGGTATTGCCGGAAGCCGAAGCGGCCGTAACCGTGAACGCGCCGTTAACGCCCGAGACCGTCGCGCCCGAAATGATGAGCGTCGAGCCAATCGGCGGAGCAGATCGG